GAAGACGAATTCGCCCTCTTCGATCGCCGCGAGCGCGAACACACGTCCCCACATCGCGCAGGCGTCGATGAACTCGCGCGTCATCTCCTTGGAATAGGAGATGTAGAGCGCGTCCATGCCGCCGGCCGCGCGGCCGGCGGCGGCGGCGAGCACGGCCGAGCCGGCGAGCGCCCAGGTGAGCCCGATGCGCCGGCTCTTCTCGACAACGACGACCGAGGCCGTGTCGAGGAGGCGTTGAGCCGCCTGTTGATACGGCAGGAACACGGCCGGGAGACCGACCTCGGCCGCGATCTCCGGCATCACCGCGAGCGCGGCCCGACGGCTCGCGGCCCATTCGGCGGCGGTGATCTCGCGGCTCATCGCTCCACCCCCAGCACCTGGGCCTTGATCGTCTCCACGACGTCGGCCGAGAGGCCCTTGCGCTCGGCGACACTGTCAATCGCCGCCGACGCCTTGTCGGCGAACTCGGCCTCGGCCGCGCGCCGCAGATCGCCCGAGAGCTTCTGGCCGGCCAGGATGTCGCGATAGGCGCGCGCCAGCTCCATCGCGTTCTTCGGGGTCAGAGTGTCGTCCAGCATCTCGTCGACGAGGGTCTTTAAAAACTCGGCGAGGACCAGGTCGGTCTTGCCAATCGCCTCGGGGGTGAGGCTCGCCGCGATCGAGGCGTAGATCTGCTGGCGTTCGGCGAGACGGCGCGCGCGCGCCGCGAACTTGATCGACGCCCGGTTGAACGCCGAGCGGCTGATCGGCGGACAGCCAACCACCGCGAGCTTGTCGTTCAGCTCGAAGCGGATGTCCTCGGCGGTCCGCTCGCGCTTGTTGAGCTCGCCGAGCGCCCAGCGGATCGCGTCCTGGCCTTCCTCGGGCGTGAGGTCGAGGCTCGACAGCTGGCCGCGCCCGCTCACGGGTCAGAACTCCGGGGACGGGCGCTTGACCCCTTCGAGCACGCGGCGCCGCTCGACATGTTCGAGCCCCGCCGCGCGCAGGACGGCGATACGCACCGGGCCGGCCTCTATCACCTCGACCGCGCCGAGATCGGCGAGCGCGCGCAGCTCGTTGTGGACCCAGTCCCGGCCGCGCGTAATGCCAAAATTTTGCAGAACCTGCTGGAGGAGCGAGGAATTGAGCCGGCGGTCGGGCTCGTCGGCGAGCGCCTTCAGGACGACGAGACGGGCCTCCTCGCGCACGATGCGATCCATGCTCATGTCATGCGCCCGCTCATTTGCCCGCCTGGTCGAGGAGGAATTGCTCCAGCCGCTGCGAGGTGTGCGCGACCGGCTTCATCGCCTCGGCCATCGCCTTCAGCTCGCCGCGCAGCTCGGTCACGGCGATTTCGAGGCGGTGGGTGATGTCCTTGTCGGGCAGGTGATCGAGCGCGCTCTCAACCTTCGCGATGCGGGTCTCGACCCCGTCGACGTCGCCCTTTAACACCTTCAACTGGCCCGCAACCTCGGCGCGCTGCTTCTCGACGTAGCTCAGCGTCGCGAAGTTTGCTCTCAGCCACAGGAACGCGAGCCCGAGCACGATGGTCCCGCCTGCGCCGATCACGCTCACCCAATCCTTGAGTTCGGCGAGCGTCATCGCGGTGGCCTCGTCGGGGGCGCCGCGATGTCGAAGGCGGGGCAGCGCAGCGCGCGGCCGACCGCGTTGTGCTCCCGGACCTGGGCGATGGTCGCGTCGCTGTCGCGCCCCGACCAGCGGATCGGCCGTGCGCAGTCGCAGAACGTGCAGCCGGCCGCGCGCTCAATCGCGGCGGAACCCGTCGTCGTCGCGCAGCCGGGCAGGATCGCGATGAAGCTCGCCGCGCAGACGATCGCGAACGGTTTGACCACGATCGGCCTCCTTCTTCGCCGCCTCGATCCATTCGACGAACAGAGAGGCGCGGCCGGCCTCCCGATCGCCGCGCCGCTCGGCCGCGCGCGCGAGGGCAAGGCCGAGCTCGACCACGCCCCGCGCGAGCGCCAGGAGCGAGAACATCAGCGCGCGATCTGCTTGACCGCGACGAACCGGCCCCAGATCGCGGCGCCGATGCCGACGAGAGTGCCGGCCGCGGTGACCAGCGCCTCGACCTGGTCGAGGAGCACCGCCTGCGAGGCGGGGTCGATCTTGACGTTGAAAAAGCCGAAGACGACGGAGGCGAGCGCGACGAGCGCGCCGAGGATGGTGCGGGACCGCCACCAGGGCTTCTCGGTCGGCGGAGCGGGCGTATCGGTCATATCGAGGTCCTCATCTGGAGTTCGGGCGCATGGGTTTAAGATCAGTCGTCGCGCGCCGGGCGGGCCGGCGCGCCCTTGCGCGGCGGGATAGGCAGGCGATAGGCGGCGTTCCACGGCGCGCGCGGCAGCGCGACGCCCTGCGGCCAGAAATGGCCGATGAGCTGGGCCTTGCGGTAGGCCGAGACGTTGACGGCGTCGTTCTGGTTACCGCCGCACAGGTAGACGAAGAGGCCGTCCTCGCCGACGTAGAAGCCGACGTGACCGGCGGATGGCCCGCGCTTCGGGCTCGCGAGCACCGTGATCGCGCCGAGCGCGGGGGCCGGCAGGCGCGTGAAGCGGTCGGAGCGCGTGTAGGAGCGCGCGAGGCCGGAGCGCGTGCCGGGCACGTTCGCGCCCTCCAGCATCGCGTTCGTGAAGATGGCGCACCACGGCACCTTGCCGTCGTCGCCTTCGAGCGGCACGTGCGCGAGGCGGCGGTACTCGATGATGCGCGGGTGCGACTTGGGGCCGGCGACTTCCCTGACGCCGGCCCGGGCCTCGCGCAGCGCGGCGTCGAGCCAGGGCGCGCGGGCGGCGCCGTCGAGATAGCCGAAGCGGGCGGGGATCATCGGGTCGCTCCTCGGGTTCGGAAGCAACCATGCGCGCGCGGCGTTCCCGCGTTCACCCCCCGCGCGCGGGGGTGCCGAAGAGGTCGGGTTGCGGCGGGCTTGCGCGCGGCTCGCCACCGGGCCGGCCGGCGCGTTCGTTGCGCCGCACGACCTCGCGGATGAACTCCTCCGAGCAGGCGAGCCGCTGGCAGATTTCCGGGCGCGGCACACCGCGCGCGAGGAGTACCAGCACGCGCCAGTCGCGGGCGACCGGCACGCTCAGGTACCCGCCGCCATGATCCTGCGACAGCAGACGGGCCGCGTCCAGACCGACGATTTCGGCGAGCACAGAGCCGGCATGCGCCTGCCGCGGCACGGCCATCGTCCGCCCGCCCCTTGCCTCGATCAGCGCGAGCGCGGCCTCGCGCCCGATCCGGCGCGCCAAGCGCGCGACGTCCTCGGTGGTCGGGGCCGGCACAGGTGTGCTCACGGCCGTCGCTCCGGCGCGCGCGTGACGGTGACGAGGACGCCGTCGACGACGCGGTAGACGAGGCCCCCGGCCTTGACGGTGTAGCGATCGGCGCCGATGGCGTCGGCGAGCGCCGCCGCGCGGTCGAGGCTCGCGGCGAGCGCCGCGCGCACCGCCTCGACATCGAGTCCGCCGGCGCGCTCCAAGAAGCGCACGAGTGCATGATCGGAGACGCGCGGCCTCATGCCCGCGGCTCCGGGGCGGCGGCGCGATCGAGCGCGGCCTTCGCCGCCTCGGCGTGCTCGGCGAGCTGCCGCAAGACCGCGATCGCGCCGGGGAGACCCTCGCGCCACTCGTCGAGCACGACGGCGGCGATCTTGGCGATCGCCGCCGGCGGCAGGCGCCAGCCGAGAATGTACCTGCCCTCGATGGACACGCCGTGGCGCGACAGCTTGCGGCGGGCGTGACACATTTGGACTTGCACGATCCGCGGGCTGGTGTCCCGCTCGCCGTTGCTCATGATGAAGTGCAGGCGCTCCAAGGAGACGTAGTTGCCCTTGGCCGCCATCAAGGCCGCGACGATCTGCGCCTGTTGCCGCGACAGGCCCCACGCATGCGGCACGAGCATCGTCGGCGCGGCGAGCGCCTTCCACTGGCGCAGCGCCTCTTCGAGCTCGTCGATGTGTGCGTGCAGCGCGGCGAGCGCCCGCTCGGTCATGGCGTGCGCTCCGCCTTCGTCCGCGCCGCCCTGAGCTTGCGCCCGAGCGCGGCCTGCACCTGGTCGAGCTGGGCGTCGCTGATCTTGGGGTCGTCGAGCGCGCCCAAGGCGCGCGGATTGCCGAAGATCGCTTGGGCGGCGTAGGCGGCAAGATCGGGTGCCGGACCATCGCGGCTCTTGACCGCGCCGAGGGCCAGGAGCTTCCGCCATTGCGCGAGGAGCACCGCGATCTTGGTCGCGCGCGCGTCCTTCGCCGTCGTCCAGGCGACGCTTTCGCGCGCCGCCATCGCCTTCAAGCCCTCGATCGCCTTGGCCGCGGCCTTCGCCTCGATCAGGAAGCGCGGATGGCTCAGGCCCGTCTGCCGCTCGACGAACGCGATCAATGCCCGATCATCGCGGTTCTCGACCGCGCCGAGATTGTACAGGGTGAGCCACAGCGCTCTAAGCTTGCCGGCGTAGCGCCCGCTCACCGTCTGCGCCGCCGGCCGCGAGTGCGGGCCGCGCCCATTCCATTCGTCGAGCAGGCTCGTCGCCTGCGCGCGCGACAGGTCCTTGGTCGAGACCACACCGAAGCGGCCGGAGAGGAGCGCGCGGTAGTTCTCTTCGTCGAGGCCGCGGCGGCGGCGGGCGGCCTGCACGGCTTTGATGAGATCGGGCGCGAGCCGCTGCTCTCCGGCCGTCATCGCGCCCTCCCGCACCAATTCGCCGGCGGCGGCGGTCGATCCCAGCGATAGAGGTAGGGCCGCGCGTGGCGCGCGCGGATCATTGCGCCCGCGACGTCGGTGCCGTCGACGAGGAGCTGCGCGCACAGGCGGTTGAAGTTGCAGACATCCGCCCGGCGCATGCCGCGCTTGAGGCCGCGGCCGTCGCCCTCGGCGACGCCCGGCGCGCACGAGCAGGGCTGCCGATCGAGCACGACGAGCCTTGCCCGCTGCACGAGACGGCCGAGCGCGCGGGCGGCGGCCCGGCCGCGGGTGTCTTCCCGCGCGCAGCGCGCGCGCCGCCCGATCTCCGGCGTGTCGAAGCCGAGGAGGCGGTAGGTGAGGCCGTAATGGCGCACCGTGTCGCCGTCGAGCACGCGCAGCGTCGAGGCCGTGACGCCGTCAACCGGCTGCGCGCGCACGATGCCGGCGACGACGGCGAGGACGAGCGTGAGCGCGACGGCGAGCGCCCCGCGCGCAAGACGACGCTCGGCGCGGGTCATGGCGCGCCTCCCTCGCTCACGCGCTGGAGTACCTCGGCCGGCACCTTGTAGACGGCTTTGTCGCCGGTGCGGACGCGGTAGGCGCCGTCGACGAAGCGCGCGGTGATGATGCCTTCGATGGTCACTTCGCCGCCGTCCCAATCGGTGAGCGTGAAGGCGACGCGGTCGCCGTCGGCGAAGCTCTCGGCCCAGACCTCTGGCCGGATGCAATGCTCGATCAGGATCGTGTGCATGCGCGCCTCCGTCAGTGCGCGGCGTCGCCGCGGCCGGCCAACGGCTCGGCGGCGGCGAGCCCTTCACGCACCATCTTGATCAATTGCGCGAGAACTCGCTCGCGCAGGTCGGCCGGCACGTCCCCGACGAGGATAAAGACGATCGCGCTTGAGAGGCCGGTGAACGAGCAGAGTGTCGCTTTCCCCGCCGAAAGGCCTGCGTCGAACTGCGCCGCACGCACGCGCACGGCCGCGCGCATGAAGGCTTTGTTGGCCGCGAGGCTGTGCGGACAGGCCCCGGCCGCCCAGGCATCCGCGATCATGGTTTTGATCTTGCGCTCTTGCGCGGCGACATATGCTTCAGACCTCTTGGTCATCGTTCGCCTCCCTAGGCCGCCAGCTCGACTTCGAGCGGCTCCACAACGAAATCCTCTCCCTCGGACCCGATGGCGACGCCCGGCACGGTGCGCGCCACGTCCGGCTCGGCGAGCATGGCCTCGCGGTTCGGCTCCTCCTTCACGCGCACGAAGCGCTGCAGGCCGAGCCGGCGCAGGGTCTCGACGAGCATCTCGATGCCGCCGCGGATGGTCACCTTCGGCGGGCGCGAGCGCCACGCGATCTGCCCCGTGCCGAGGTCGACGGTCTTCGTTCTGCCGTTCTGCGTGAGCGCGTCGCGGTTTGCTTCCGCCCACATCTTCAGGCCCTCGACGCGGCGCTCGATGCCCTCGCGCATCGGCGCCGCGCGGAGATCGTAGAACTCCTTGATCAGCGCGATCTCGTCGTTCATCGCGGTCTCGCACCGCACCACGGCGCGGCGCAGATCGCCGATCTCGCGCACATAGTGCGCGGCCTCGTCGCGGCTCTGCGGCACGGGCAGGTTCGCCCCACGGGTCTTGGTTTTCGGGCGCGGGCTCATGTCGGGTCCTCGTCGGTGTCGGGCGATGGGAGTACGGTCGGCGGGCGCGCGAGCTCGGCGTGCAGCGCGGCGAGCGCTTCGCGCAGGTGTTTTTCGGCGAGGCGGACCCCGTCGTAGCCGGCCGCTTCGCTCCACCGCCGGGCGGCATCGAGCACGCGGCGCGCCGCCGCGCGCACCGCGTCGCGCTCCGCGGCCACGGTCGACGCCGCCTCCATCGCCGCAGGCTTGCCCTTGAAGGCGAGCACGGTGCGCGCGAGCGCCGCGATCTCCGCCTCGGAGATCAGCGTGGTGCCGCGCCAGTGCAAGGCGCGCACGGCGACCGCGACGGGGTCGATGTCCGCGCCATCGTGCGGCAGGCCGCCGAGCGCGATCAGCGCCGCGGCCTCCTCGACCGCGCGCGCGAGCACCGCGACGTCGCGCGCGAAGGCCGGGTCGCGCGCCTCCAGTTCGCCTGCAGTCTGCAGGCCGTGCACGACGGTCGAATGGTCGCGCCGCAGCGCCGTGGCAATCGCGACCGTCGTGCAGCGCAGATGGCGCCGCGCGACCAGGGCCGCGAGGTAGCGGGCGCGGCAGATGCGCCGCCCGCGGCCGGCGCCGGCGATCTCGCCCAGCGGTACGCCGGTCAGCGTCGACGCCGCCTCGATGGCGAGCGCGACGCCGATGGGCCGCCGCGGCGCCCCCCTCGGTGGCCCCAACTGTTGCGGCCCGAACTGTTGCGGCCCGAGCCCTTGGCCCCCGACCATGCTCATCGCCCGCCTCCGCCCGCGCCCAAGAAGCCCGCGAGCGCGCGCACGCGCACATCGCCCGTGCCGAGCGCCACGCCGGCGAGCACCGCCCGCGCCTCGGCGCGGGCGCGCACCTGCGCCATCGAGAGCGGCGCCATCGAGAGCGGCGGCTCGGGGGCCGGCGCGCCGCACCGCGGCAGGACCGGCGGCCCACACGCCGCGCCCCGGCGCAGGCGGTGCCGCAGCCAGCACGACACCCGCCGCGCCCTCATGTCCCCCTCCGCACCGGCTCGCCGTGCCGGTTCTGGTAGGCGGCCTGGAGGTCCTCGACCGAGAGCCCGCGCTTGGCCCCGGCGGCGAGCATGGAGGCGAGCTTGATGGTCTTTGCCACCTCGCCGAGCGCGCCGGCCTTCTGGCCGATGACGCTGAGAAGCGCGCGCATCTCGCCGTCGGCAATCTTGTAGGCGTCGAGCAGCACGGCGACGTCGTCGGCCTGCGGCTGCAGCCGGCGCAGGCGCTTGCCGATGCGCCGCCGGATCTGGGCGTAGGCCGGCGTCGCGCGGTCGCCGCCGAAGCGCCCGTACAGCTCCTCATTGCCGAGGAGGCCGATGCCGCAGCCATATTCGTCGAGCAGGTAGCGCAGCTGATTGACCGCGGCATCGTTCAGGTTCTGCGCCTCGTCGAGCACGAGCAGCGTGTGCCGCCCGTTGCGCTTGAGCTTGTCGCCGATCGCGCTGTCGAGCCGCGCGGAATTGCGCTCGTTCACCTGCAGCGCGCGGGCGAGCTCGCACAGCATGCCGTGCACCGAGCCCGTGGTCGGGCGCATGGTCACGAGATAGGCGTGCGGGCGGCCGTCGACGAAGGCCCGCGCGGTGATCGTCTTGCCCATGCCCGAGCCGAGCACGGCAATGACCATCTCCGGCATGGCCTGGGCGTAGGCGAGGTCGTTCATTAACTCGCGCGCGGTCGGGGTGACCACGAAGCCTGGATCTGGCATGGCCAGCGCCAGGCGCTCGGCATTGTCGGCGAGCATGGCAAGGCCGCGTCCGACGCGCGCCGTGATCGCCTCGACGTCGCCGCGCCAGTCGCCCGAGAACCACTCCGAGAAGGTCGATCCGGCGATGCCGAGCTGGCGCGCCATCTCGCCCTTGCCGTAGCCGCGGCTCAGCGCGTGGCGGCGCACCGCGGCCGCCTGCTCGCGCCAGGCCGCGACCGCCTCCGCCGTCCAGCGCGGCCCGCTCGGGTCGGCCTCGGCGAGCGCCCAGGGGTCGGCGGACGGCCTGACCGCGTCTGTTTGTTTGTCTGTCTGCTTGTCTGCCTGCTTCATGCGGTTCCTCCTGACGAAGCGGGGTGAAACGGGTGCGCGGTCAGTCCTGTCGCCGCGCCGGGAAGGGCAGCACCTCGCCGGAGAGCGCCTCGACCGCGCGGCCGAAGGCGTCCGCGTCGAAGGCCGGCACCGCGCGCCCGTTGGCGACGAGGCGGACGGTCTTGCTCTGCGGGGCGGGCGGGGCCGGCTTCGGCATGCCGGCGGCGATCATCTCGGCGATGTCGGCGATATCGAGCGCGCTCTCGGCCGCCGCCGCGAGCTTCGCCGCCTTGGCATAGGCGCGGCGGGCGCGGTTGTGCACGCGCGCCTCCGCCTGGTCGCGGAAGCCGCTGTCGTCGATGCAGCCCGCCTCGCACAGATAGCGCCCGTCGAGGTCGTAGACGTGCACGGGCGCGCGCAGGGCCTGCGGGTCGAAGCGGACGGCGACGCGCCGCCCGGCGACCTCGACCAGGGCCGGATGGTGGTAGCGGTTGTGTTCGAGGTGGATTTCCCCGGTCGGCGGGCGCGCGGTCACGCCTTCGACCGCGAGCAGCAGCAGCCGGCGCTGCGCCGGGCTCGCCCGCTTGATGATCGTCGTCGGCAAGGCCATCGAGGTCGCGAACACCTCGTCGAAGGAGCGCCCGTTCGCGACGCCGCCGCGGCGGCCGGTGCGCGCGTTGTGCGCGGCGATCTCGCGCTCGACGAGGGCGCAAAAGTCCGCGATCGGCACGGCCCGCCCGCCGTAGTTCTCGGGCTTCGCGTCGGGCCGGTTGCCGGTATAGGCGCCGGCACAGGCCGGGTGCTTGGCGATGTCCTCGCAAAAATCCCTAAAGGCGCGCTCGATCTGCTTCGACTGGCCGCGATAGGGAAGCGTCCATACCACCTTGACGCCCAGGGCGGTCAGGATGCCCTTCGGCTCCTCGTCCTTGACCTTGAAGCGGAAGCGGACCGGCATGCGCCCGGTGAGCCATTTCGAGGCGAACTGCCGGCCGTTGTCGAACACGACCGTGTCCGGGATGCCGTAGCGCTCGACCGCGTCGGCGAAGGCGAGGCGCACCAGCTCGCGGTGCTCGCTGCGGTCGATCCGCCAGGAGAGCACCTTGCCCGAATGAATATCCTGGAAGGCGAGGATCACCGGCCGGCCGACCGTGCCGTCCTCAAACTGAACGAACACGTCGAAGCGGTGCCCGTCGGCGTTCAGAACCTGCATCGCCGCAAGCCCTGCGCGCGAGCGCCGCTGCGCCGGGTAGAGCCGCTCGGCGGCATCCGTGCCCTCGCGCCTGACCACCGTGACCGCGCGCGGCAGCGCCGCAAGCCGCCGGCGCAAGGTGCGCGCCGACGGGAGGGGCCCCCAGCCCTGCGCCGCGGCCGCCGCCGCAAGCCGCCGCAGGCAGGCTGCGATGCCCGGCCGCTCCGGCCTAAGATAGTCGCCGGCGAGGAAGGCCCAGGCGCGCGGGTCGATCTCGCGCTTGGCGCCGCCGCCCCTGTGTCCGGGCAGGAGCGCGGCGAGCCGGTCGGTGCGCTCGGCCGCCGCGGCGCGGGCAAGCCAGCCCCACAGCGTCGAACGGGCGACGCCATGCGCCTGCGCCGCGAGCGCGACCGCAAGCTGGCGCTCCATGCCGGAGGCAAGCTGCTCGGCGAGCGCCACCGCCGCAAGCCGCCGCTCGGCTTCCGCCTTCTGCGCCTGCGTCGCCGCCTCGAAGGCCGCCCACGGCCCCGTCGACGGTTCTTCGACGGCCGCGGCCGGGGCCGCAAAGTGCCGCCGCAGCGCTGCGGCCTGCGCGTCGGCCGGCAACAGCGAGACGTGGTACTCATAGCCCCCGCCCCGGCCCGCCCGCTCCCGGTGCCGCGGCGGCGTGTGCTTGGCCCAGCCCTCGCTCTCGGCAAGGCGGTTGACCGCCTGCTTCGTCGCCGGCAGGGCGGCTGAGCCGAGCGCGGCGATCTCCGCCGGCGAGAGCCACAGATCGTTCACCGCTTCGCCCTCTTGAGCGGCACCGGCGCCCGCGCCAGCTCGCGGCACAGGCCCTTCACCCGCGCTTCGAGCTGCATCAGCTCCTGTTTTGCCGCGCCGAGCTCGGCGAGCTGCGCCTCGCGCCCCTCGACCACGACGAGCCCCTCGTCCTCGACCAGGAAGTCCCACAGCCACTTCGCCCCGGTCGCGCGCACGAATGCCTTGAAGCGGATCAGGCTGATCTGGTGCTCGGCCTTGGACGGCGCGGTGTAGGTATAAAGCGCGTCCGCCGAGATGCCGTGCTCGGGCGGCAGCATCTCGCTCATCTCCGCCGCGATCACCGCCGCCGATTTGGTGCATTCCTTCAGCGCCCGCCCCAGCGCGGTTTTGACCCGCAGC